CCAATTTTATCCCTAGAATACATTGCCCCATTTGCGGCAACAGTATATTCTCCATCTAGATCATATTCCCTCCCTAATAAACCCTTAAGTGTAATAGGCTTATCATACATACCCTTGAAAGTTTCCAAAGATATATTCCATGTTTGAATAATACTAGGGTACAAACTTGTTGCGTCAAACGAACTAATCCATTCATAAAAACCAGGGATAGGCTCTTTAACAAACGCACCCTCAAATTTCTCATTCTTAGAAGCTTTAGATCTAGGAGGAATAGCGATTTTCTTAGTCTTTAAGTGGTTAAAGATAATTGCATCCCACATTCTTATTTGGCTAAAAACATCACCAAAGTTGATTTTAGCCAAATAAGACATGGTTAAACACAATTCGATCAACCTCATCTTACGATTTAAATCGACTATTCGTTCACAGTCTATTCTATTATACCTAACGAATTTATTCCAGTCGCCTTTATAGAAGTCTTTGAATGTCTCATATTCACTATGATCTAATTTACCAACATTCAATTCAAGTTGACATACAGTTTCCAACTTAAAATTTTCTGGCTTATTTGGACCATACTTCTTATATAAGTCTCTGTAATCTATGATAGAAATTCCTAGAATTTCATATAAAGTAGTTGTGTTACCAAAATCATCTTTGGTAGAACGGCTGTTAATCTTACCCCAAGGACTCAATGCCTTGACCTTTTCTCCAGATACAATCTTAGAAATGCGATTAACCAAATACTTTATATCAAACCCCGCAACGTTCCACCCAGTAACAACGTCAATATCAAGGTTAGACCAATAATCAACAAACCTAACTAGTAATTCATATTCATCATTACATAAAACTAATTGATCAGATTTAATATCATTACCAGTATAATCTTGCGATAAAAAGGTTATGGTTTCTCTAGTTTTAATATCAGTGAGCGATATTAAAGAAACCTTTTCATTAGCAAGGTCAGGATCAGGGAAGCCGGAGGCCTCTGTTTCAGTCTCCACATCAAGTACATAAACCCCAATTTTGTTTATGTCCCAATCAACAACCCCCGGATACTGATCTGAGATATATTGAACATCAAAACCTATGTCACCATATACCTCAAAATTATCAACATCATCATATCTCTTGATGAAATCTCTAGTATCTTTAATGGTACCGGGTTGAATTTCTTCAACCCTTTGACCAAATAAGTTTTTCCACTCTGTTTCTGGTTTATTACTTTTTACATATACTTTCGGGAAGTATTCATGACGAAATTGGACTCGTTTTCCATTTTCTATACCTTTATATAAGATATAGTTACCTAAAACATCTACACTTGTGTAAAATTTACTCATCCATTACCTTTGTAAAGTCAACACTTTCAGAATAATACCCATTCGATTCACCATGCCATCTAACATCTACATATCCCTTAGCAGAAGCAAATTTATAGAACGTCATAAACCCTATACACCCATAAATACAATATATAATCAAATTAACCACCCTATCATATGAATACCCATTTTTTAAATACCCTAACAAAAATCACACATAATAATAAATACACCAAATGGTATATTTTATTGATACAATCACGAAAATCCAGATCAAATTCAAGAAAAGAAGCAAAAAAATTATTAGGCTATGTTGAAGAACATCACATAATACCAAGATGCCTTTTTTCTCATAATGAAACTAAACTACACCTTCACCACTTAAACAAAGATGACAAAAATAACATTGTTTATCTCACGCCGGAAGAACACTACACAGCACACTTACTATTAACACAAATGGTAACTAAAAACTCTAATTTATACCACACCCTATTAAAACCGGTTTTAATGATGGCAACAAAAACTGGATCAAGATCTACAAATAAATTAGTAGGATGGGTTAAGAGAAATTATGCAATATCTATAAGTGGTGAAAATAATGTAGCACATAAAAATAGAATTATAACAAATGGATCAACCAACAAATATATACCAAAATCTGAGCCAATTCCAGAAGGATGGAGAGCCGGGAAAACCCAAAAGCCAGAATCAAAACCAAGAAAACCGAGAAAAAAAGAAACCAAACCTCGTAAACCAAAACCAATACGAACAGGTAAAGACGCACCAGCTTTTGGTAAATCTTGGAAATTATCCGATGAAACTAAAAGAAAACAATCTATTAATAATGCAACAAAAATACCATTTTTGTCTATGTTACATAATAAAAAGCAATACTCAAAATCACATATATCAAGATTTTTCCCAGAACTCAAACCATATCTTTAATCATTTCCCAATAATCAGTGAAGATGATGGAGTAACAATTTTACGGAAAATTTCTTTATATTGCGCCAAAAATTGATCATCAACATCCATAGTGATTGCAATGGCGCTAGTATTAATAGCAATTGAAACCTCACCGGAACCGGGTTGAGCAAACGGAGGAAATGGAGCAAAACCAAACATCTGTTCTTTTTGACCCTGTTGAGGAGGCATCATAACCAATTGAATTGGATTCAAATACACACGTTCATCTACACCATAACTATCCAATTCTGCAATAATATATTCACCACTCAACAATCTAATCATTTCAATATTACTTTCCATTATAACTCCTTATTATTAAAAATATTATTATATCATATTATACTAATTTTGTCAATGTATAATATAACTATTATGTCCAAAGTGCTTGACGAATATCGACCAATCTATGTAACATAGATTGGTCTTCTTCATTATAAAATTCTTCAAGTTTCCAAGCCTGTTTTAATAGCCCAGAATACTTTTCCGATAATTCTGGATTCTCAGTTTTCCATTTAGTAGACAATACAGAGGCACCAACACCAATACTACTACTCACATCTTTCTCATAAGAGAAATCATATGGGTCTTCTCTGTTAGGTCTAATATTAACCCACCAATCATATAACTCATATAATTCAGCACACATTTTAGCATGACGAGCAGACAGTTCATCAGTCGAATCATCATTCATCCAATCTGTTAAATAGTTAACTCCAAGATCAGCATCACGAAAATATAACCGTTGAAAGAAATTTTTCTTTACGGTGGACTGCGAGGTATATCGCTGCCATGCCAACTCAATCTCAACATAATCTTTTAGAATGGAAAAACTGGAATGAAGTAATATCTCAACCTTATCATGGTAATGGTATGGGTTTAACCCACTATCAACAAGGTGATATTTACTAAACAACCTACGTCTAATGTTGTAATACCAACTTTCTAGTGTGTAATAGACCGCCTCTAAGGGCCGTAGAGCCTCAAAAGCTAAAAAGTAACGTAACGGGTAGGCTTTCTTCGTTTTGCGCTCCCAGTCGGTCCATTCATCATATGTACCACCAGCGGGATACTTAACACCAAGAAATTTAGCAACATCATGTTTACTCATACTTTTAAAACCTCTAAATTACATTTTTTAAGGAATTCTAACCCTGATGTACTACGATATTCGTGTTTATAATACACTCTAGTAATACCTGAACCATATATGATTTTAGCACATTGAATACATGGAGTATGAGTACAGAAAATATATGCACCAATACCAGATTCAGATGATGCTGCTAGACGGCTTATTGAATTTGCTTCTGAGTGGATTGTTTCATCTAGTGTTTTCAACCCTGTATACCAAATTCGAAATTGTCCATCCATATGAGCAGAAACGAATCTCTCTTGTTCGTCTTTAGGTAATACTTGAAATGCAGGCTCAGGGATTATTATCTGAGTTTCGGGTTCATCAGGTTCCCACCCTGCTGGGAGGCCATTATAACCACAACTAATGATTCGATTGTCTTTGACAATGACAGAGCCAACTTTTAGACGTTGACATTTTGACAGGTTCGCAGTTTCTTCTGCGACTTTCATGAAATAATTGATATATTTCTCTTTCATAATATAAAACTCAAAAATTAACCAGCGAAGACGTTTCCACTCCCTGTAGATTTATGACCACATGAAGCGGAATCGCCTTGCCGACAAACAGCAATACCATTAACAAAAACCGTGGAAGAACCAGAAACCATAGTAGGAGACGCATGTAATCCAATACCATGAGGTTGAACTTTGTCACCAATACGAACCGCACCTGATCCGTTTATTAAAACATCAGAGGAACCCCCTGTAAGAGTTCCTCCAGCAGTATCTTGTGATTTTCTAGTTATTCCAGACATATTAATAACGTTTAGGTTTACCGATATTATATTTACTAACTAATTGATAATCACCCTTTTCTTTGTATGAAAGGATTTTAATCGTAGAAATAGGAACTACATCGGTGTAGAACTCCGGTTCTACAATTTCAAGCAATTCCCAGTCTTGTAACAATTTAGCGATAGTATTGCGTCGAGCAATATCAATATCAGATAGGTCATGAATTCTATTATCAAGAGCAAACAACTCTTTGAAATGAATAATGACGTATCTACCTTGTTTGTGGAGGATATGAACAGACTGATATAAGGTTTTGTCTTTCTTCGACAAAACTCCAATTCTAGACAAGGTTTCCTTGATTTTCAGGAAATCATTATCATCAATTCTCACTTCAACACCATAACCACGAAATAGATCACTCAT